ATGGCAGATTCGATCGTGCGTTTCGACTGCCCCTGCGGGCGGAAGCTCAAAGTCAAAGCCGGAGCAGCCAGCAAAGCTGTAAAATGCCCTGGCTGTCAGATATCGCACACCATCGAACGCATGACCCCGGAAGAAATGGGTTCCTATTCGCCAGTGCTGGCCAAGCGGCCTTCTCTCTGGCAGCGGTGGACAACGAAGCCGGCACTCTCTGCCAGCGAGCAACGCAAAGCCCTCGAAGCCAAATCATCAAGCAGCGAAGCGGCCTTCATGTTCATGGGTGGCATGCTCTGCCTGGGCCTGCTGGGTGTCTTTGCGGCGGTGATCATGCCGCAGATTCGCCCCGAGCCATCATCAGAAACAGCGGTAGCTCAGACAACACAATTGGTGCCAGCTCAGACAACGCCCAGCGGCCAAAAAATCGGGAGCTACATACGAGGGGCCGGTAACGGAACTGAAAGGAGTGATCGCAAAGTCACTGCCCCGAATTCCGAAAAGGTTTCCGTCAGCGGATACATCAACTCAAAGGGCAAGTATGTGGCCCCTTACGAACGCAGCAAACCAAAACGAAACGATTGAAGTCTAGGAAATGTTCTCCAATCAAGTAACATGAGGGCATGGAAACCGTGAAGCCAAACGAACTCCCCGAAGTTTTCTGCAAAAATCTGAAGGCTGCTCGAATGCGAGCTGGCCTGAGTCAACGCGCTTTGGCTGGCCTCATCGGATCATCGCCAAACTCCGTTGTGGAGTGGGAAAACGGCAAGGCCTCACCCAGCCTTACCACTGTTGTGAGACTGGCTGAAGCCCTCAAACTGTCCCCCGAAATGCTGCTGACCAATTTCGGCTCGGAAATGTTGCAACCAATTTCCGCTTGACAGTGCAATCCAATTGGATACCATGAGCCCCCGTGAGAGCCACGGTGGGTGCTGAATTGCTACCGCCGCGATCCTCACAGGGTCAGCGGCGTTTTTCATTTCGCTGCGGCCTTTTCTCTTCACAAAGGGTCACTAGCTCACTGCCGACTGTGCTGGCGTGAACTAGCTTTTCAGCGGACGGATCCATGCGAAACGCGACGGAGCGAATCAAAGACCACGTTTACCAAACGGGCCCCGATGATCGCACAAAATCCCTACACGCTGGCCTCTGCCTCTGCTGCTGCTCGCTTCGAGGCACTCTTCAAGGATTCCGCACCAGTCGAGGAGAGCATCACGCCCACCACTGCTGCACTCACGGAAGACGGGCCCACCATGATGTGGATTGTCTTGAAAGAGGTCTATGGCCAACGCTGCGAAATGCGTTTCTCCCCCGTCTTCGCCGCCAACGTCAAACGGGTGCTGGATCGCTTCACCAGGTATTGCCATCTCCTCGAAAGACGGCTCGGGTCAATCACCTCGATCGATCTCGAAAACTATGTGCATCGACGGCAGCGGGATCAGTGGCGAGGAAAACCGCTCACCAATACGACGATCAACAACGAGATTGCCATTCTCAATTCGGTCTTCTTCTACTGCGGCCCCAAACAGCCACGCGGGGTCGGTCGTCGCAATCTGGGGCTGCTCCACAACCCGCCCTATGTCGAGCCATTGCCCGAGATGGACACGGCCCCCGTCGATCTGGCCGACGAGCAACTCCGGGCTTTCGTGGCGGCCACGGCCCTGGCGAAGTCGCCACGCCTGCCCGGATGCAGTCCCCAGACGTTCTGGATTGCGGCCTTGATTCTCGACGGAATCACAGCCCTGAGGCGAAACGCATTACTCAACATCCCTCGGCCCGACGATGCCACGCTGTGGGAGCTGCGGGAACTGGTGCTCCCTGCCAAACTCAACAAGACTCGCAAGGAACTCCGCATCAGCCTGGGCCGCAACGACGAAGTTTTGCACCTGCTGGCCTCATTGCCCAGCCAGCCGGGGGAACCGTTTCTGCCCTGGGTCGATCGCCTGGGCCGCCGCATGTCGGAGTCTCATTTCAATGCTGTGATGAGGCAGTTTCAGCGAGAAGCGGGAATCAAGGATTCCCAGCGGGTGTTGACGAAACATCTGCGATCGACGGCAGCCACGGAGATTCTCGACCAGTTCGGGGATTCCGTGGCCAAGAAGAAGCTGGGCCACGGCCCCAAGTCGAACGTGATTCACACGAACTATCAGGCCCGCAAGATCACCGAAAACGATCGAGCGGCCACCGATGCTTTGTCTTCGCGGCTGCTTTCCATTCTGGGGAAGGTGCCGGACTTGAAACTAGCCACGGGCTGACAATCGGGGCCCCGGCCTCACGCGCTGACAGGAGGGCCGCATGATTCAGTTCAATCAGCAGATATTGAGCATTGGAGAGGCCTGCGAAACGTGTGGCGGCAGCGGTCACACCCATCGCGAAAACGGCCACCTCAAGCCCTGTGTGGCCTGTGATCAGGTGGGGTTTACTCGCCTGTTTGACCTTCGATGCCATTTCCCCCCAGGGAGTCCCGAGAAGATTGCCATGCTGGCCTTTCGCCAACGGCTCGGCATGCCACTGTGGCAGGCTCACGATGCGACTTTTGCGGCGGCGGCTGATCAACAAATGGAGGTGTTAGGCGATGATTCAGCATGTTAATCGGTTAGAGGATTTGGCAAAACGGATTGAAGAAGACCCAACCACCAAAGAGTTCTTCAGTCGAACAGTATGCCTGGAATCAGATGCGTTCTCGTTCTTCTGCGTGATTGCCCAGGTGCAACTGGCCCTGCGACATCCGGGAAACAATGAAGGTAATGAATGTGCCCGGAAGGCTCGCCGCATGATCATGGCGTTTCGCGAGCAGGTGCCGCCACTGCTGCAGGAGCTGATTGACGAGGGGTTTAAACCAGTTCCTAACCTTGGAATTCTCGGTCTGTAACAAGTCTGGGGGACGGGCCGCAGCGGTGGCTGGCCCGCCGCCGCGATGTTCGCAGGCGCATCACGCGGCCCGTTCCCGGCTTGTTGTTTTCAACAAAGAAAGTCGAGAGACCGACCATGAACAAAGTTGAGTTGAGAACTGTTTTCGCCTGGGTTGTGCCCATCGATGCGCGGGACTTCAAGCCAAGGCAGCAAACGGTACCTCAGAGCTATTTTGATGAGGCCCAAAAACGTGGTTCCATGCTTTGCGAAATGTTCAACGTGATCGTCTGCAAGGATGAAATCACCGCCTTACGCCGGGCTAATGACTTGGCCGGGGCAAAGCTCGTCTCGCTGCATGAGGAGCTGAAGTCTGTCAAAGAGACCCTGAGGTGGTCTTTTGAGAGCAGTTTGTAAACCGAAGAGCAAAGTTCAGGAGGAACGCCCAGCATGACTTGGATTCAAACATACAGCGGGAAGCGGGTTGATCTGCTCGACCCAAAGCCCGACCAGATACATATCGATGACATCGCCCACGCCCTCAGTGTGGTGAACCGCTTCAACGGCCACACGCGGCGAGCTTATAGCGTGGCGGAACATTCGATTTTCGTCTGCAATCAGCTTCCGAAAGAGCTGCAACTGGCGGGGCTGCTGCACGATGCCGCCGAGGCTTACCTGGGCGACGTGACACGACCGCTCAAGGCCTTGATTGCAGATATCTACAAGCCCATCGAAAACCGCTTCAATGAGGTGATCGGCCAGAAGTTTGGCGTCGATCCGCAGCTCTTTGACCATCCCCTGGTGCATGCGGCTGATCTGCTCGCACTGGCTTCCGAACGCCATCAACTGATGCGGACGCCCTGCCCTCACGAGTGGGAAATGGAATTGCCCGACCCCGTGGCCATTGATCCCTCACGAAGGGAGCCCGGCCAGGTCTATGTCCACTTCATGCAGGTGTTCCACGCCTGCCAATAGATCACTTCCGATACGCATCGGAACTGTGAACGTCTCCCATCACATACGGAAGGAATCCGAATGTTAGTGCTGTCACGGAAAAAAACTGAGGCCATCACGCTCTACACCTCAGACGGCCCCATCACTGTGCGAGTGGTTCGAGGTGAGCAAGTTCGGCTGGGGATTGAGGCCCCCCGGCATGTCCGCATCTGCCGCGAAGAGATCGAGCCCCACAACGAGAACACGGAACCCGCACCCATAGCCGCTTAGATGTTGGAGCAAGGATGCCCATGCAGAAGACTTTTCGCCCAGACCCGGCACCCAACAGGCCCAACAATTGGTTCATGGCTGATTGTCTCCGGGCCTTTGTGAATGCCGATCTGGTGCAGCAGCTCGGGGCCCTGCCCTTTGCTCTGCTGGCCTTGCTGCTCAGCAAAGAGCATGGGTGGCATTACAGCCGATTGCCGCACTACTCCGAGCGGCAACTGGCAGAAGCCCTGGGCTACAGCCCCAAGAACCGAACGCCCGTTCGCAACGCCATTGAGGTGCTGCGGAAAGCGGGCTGGCTTGAACGCATCGACGGAGGAGGAAATCGAGAGGGTGACTGGTATCGAGTGGTGCTTCCGGCCTGGGCGAGTCCCGAGCCTGTTTTCAGTGGTTCTTTTTCGGACGAAAAAAGAACCACAAGCGAACCACTCGAAGACCGCTCGAAGACCACAAGAGAACCACAAGCGAACCAACCTATATACCCAACCCAATCCCCACCCATCACCCACCCCAAAGACGTTTGGGCGGAGGTGGAGGGGGAAATGTTCAGGATGGGAATACAGGAAACCAAGACGCCCATCGCCTCATTCCGTGAGCATGGCGTCTCGGTGGAGCTGGTGCTGGGTGTGCTCAGGCACGCCAGCCAGCTCAAGGCCTGGAACGCGGGGAAGATTCGGCGACGGCTGATCAACCTGCGACCTGGGCAAGACCCCGCCGGACTCTGGCCCACGCCAGACCGGCAGCCAGTGGCCAGCGTAGAGACCAGAACGCGGGTGAACCTCGACGAGGAACGCCGCCAGCGAGAGGCCAGCAATCGCGCACTGGATGAGAAATGGCGTCAGCTCGAATTGCAGTTTGGCTCCGAGATGGACGAGTGCCAGACCCTGCAGGAGCTGCTGCAACGGATCGGAGCCAATCCCCTTGCGGACAGGCTCCGCTTCATCCGTCCCGATGCATGGAAGCGTCGGGCGGCTGGAGACATCACGTTCGAGCGTGGGATCGCTCTGGAGGCCTGGGAAATGGCCAAAGCCAACGCTGGCAGCAACTGACCAACTCAACCTGAAAGGGAGGATATGATCACACGCGAAGTGCCCCTCGACTTCTCGAATCTGGCCCATCTCGACGATGGGAAAATCAATCATCTGCTGAGACATCACATTCAGCGACTGGCCCAGGACTGCACCCACCGGCCCTACGACAAGACCAGCCGCAAAGTAACGATGGACTTCCACATTAAGCCGGTCATGGGTGCCGATGGCCAACTGGAGGAAGTTGGCGTCGAGATCGAGGTGAAGAGCAAAACGCCCGTCCATCGCTCGAAGCGGTACGCCATGCGAGTCGTGCAAGGGGGGCTGGCGTTCAACGCCGATTTCCCCGATTCGGTCGATCAGGCCCCTCTGCCATTCGATCAATGATTAGGCCCCGAGCTGCTGCAGCTCATCGATTTTGTGTTTCCCGTTCATTTGTTTCATTTCAGGAAATCTCAACATGCAGTTACGCGACCCCGAAACGCTGAAGCTCATCCAGGAGACAGCGAAGCAAGCCGCAGGATCAAAGGACAAGGTAAGCATCATCACGCTGCCAGGAGAGCCGGAAGGCGTCTATGGGGTGGTCACTCCTGACGGTCAATTGCAACGCATGGTGGCTGCTCCCAGGCCCCGCCAGCACAGTATTCTTACCGTTGACCAGGTGCCGCTGCTGGTCAATCACTTCCGCGAAATTGAAGGCTTATCAGCACCATCGATCTGGTATTCAGCAGCCCAGGTGATTGTGCTGGCGACCGATAGCAAGCTGGAACAAGACCTGCGGCCCCGAGGTGTGCTGAAGCTGAAGCCGACACCGCAATGGGAACTGATGAAGAAGCTGGAAGAATCGCCCCAATGGCTTGATCAAAAGCAGATGGTGAGTCTGCTGCGAATCAAGCTCAGCGACTCGATTGAAGTGCGAAGCAAGGGAATTGTGCAAACACTTCGCCGCATGAAGTTCAACATGACCGTGAACCAACGCGGAAACATCGAGCATGGCCGGGAGTCGATCGGTAGTGACATCGTTTCAGATGTTTACGGCTCGGAAGATGCGATATTGCCCGAGTCGGTCTGGCTCGAAATCCAGGTGTTCGATGATCCGTCTTTGAAAAGCCGTGAAGTGATCCAGTGTGCTTTGGAAGTCGATGCACAGAAAGGCCTGCTGGCACTCATTCCCACGGCTGGTGAACTCACCAAAGCCATGGACAACCAAATGAGCAAGCTGCGTGATCTGTTCGATCAGACCTGCAACGCGGCCCCGCTCTTCCACGGCCAGCCCTGAGTCATCGAGTGAAATGAAGCGGGGGCTGTCGCAAGGGCCCCCGCTTTATTGGCACCTGTCAGTTTTTCCAATAGGAGGCCCGATGTTGCACGAAGCCCCTCAGCTATTTGACGATGACTCAGTCACTCCCAAGAAATCTGGCCGGAAGATGCCACCCTGTATTCCAGCACCATCAGGAACAGGGCCTGTCGGTGAAACCTGCAAGACCTGCCGCCACTTATGCAGGTTAAGGCATAACGACTACGTCTATCTGAAGTGCGGCCAAATGCGGCATGAGTGGAGCCATGGAGCCGGGACTGACATTCGAGCTGGATGGGCGGCTTGCAGAAAGTGGGAGAGAAAAGTCGATGCCCTGTGAATCATCTCGCATCTTCAAGAGCGGACCGAAGATCTTCGACGCAAGCGTCTAGCTTGACTAAAAGTTCGAACAATTGGGAATGCGGGCGATGGCCCTAACAAGGGTGGTTTAGCTTTAGAAACCCGTTTTGGTTTGGGTTCACAAAAGTTCTTCACCCACAAACGGATAGATACAAGTGGCTTCGAGGGAGTCTTTGATTGAACCAAGTTATCAAACCCACGAACCATGACATATAGGCCAGCAAAACAACCATAGACCAGCCTCGCCCATAGAGTTCCTGCATCGTTCGGGCTGACATAAACCAGCAAAGCTACGAGAAAAGTTGCAAACCCTATTACCACTTCACCAAACCCATACCATCCATCAGCCTCATACTTCCATTGAAGGAGACCAAGTGACAGGACGACGGCAGAGAGCATGATTACCACAATCATGACTATCACCAACACGATAATCGCAACGAACATCAGCACTTTGAGACCCTCCGTGGCGGTGAATGTCTACTAACTAATAAATCTGTTCAATAGCAAGTGAAAGATGAAATTCCTCATGGCCACAAAGACCACCAAAAAGCCAAAGAAGACCACAAAGCCAGAAGCCCCGGCCCCCAAATTCCAGATGATGGGCCGGGAAGATGTGGAGGTCGATCTGCTGCTCGATTCCCCATGGCAAAGCCGACTTGAGCCGAAATCCGACTGGCTCAATGAGCTGGCCGATAGTCTTCGCATGGGCCAGACCACGCCCTGCCTGGTGCGAGTGCTCGAAGATGGTCAGTTCGAGTTGATTGCCGGGCATACACGCAAGCGAGCTGCCGAGCTGGCCGGATTGCCCACATTGCGGTGCGAGCTGATCCAATGCGATGACGAGACGGCCCAGCGGCTGGTGCTGCTGGAGAATGCGAAACGAAAGGAGCTTTCGACACTCGAAAAAGCCCGGGCCATGGCAGCCCTGGTAGAGTCGTACAAGCAGGCCGGGAAGTCGCAGCGGGAGTTGGCGGCTGATGTGGGGATCAGCCAAAGCGAAGTTTCTTCGCTGGCCAGATTAACCGAGTTACCCGACCCATTTGATACTCTGCTGCACAATGAGAGCATCACGAAAAGCGCCGCCGAAAAGCTGGTGCCCTTTCTTCGCCATGAGGTGCTCGCCAAGAAGCTGTTCGCCGAGTGGCAGAACTATGTGAGTGCAATGGAGCCCGAGCAGTTCAGCCGAGATGTCGACTATGAGATCAGATCGGCTGTGAAGGAAGCCGGGTTGCCCATCGGCCAAGGGCTCACTGTCAATGGTGTGGTTGTGAGTTTTGAGGCCACGAAAGAGCAGTTGAAGCAACTCGATGTGGTGCAGTTATCAGACGGGACAACATGGGCACTCAATCAAGAGCTATGGTGGGAGCTGCAGAAGGCGGCAGAGGCTGAATCGGCCAAAGCTGAAACGACCAGCAACGAGGAAGAAGAGGCCACAGAAACTAAGCCCATGACACCCGAAGAGGCCGCCGCGAAGAAACAGCAGCAAGCCGAGCTGCTGGCTGGGAAGATTGCGATGTGGAAGGCCCGCATTCAGCGGGATGAGCTGGCCGACTGGGTGACGAATGACGCCGACGAACGGCAATTGATCGCTCTGTTGGTGTGGTGCATCTTCGAGACGACCGACTGGCAGGCCATTGGCCAGATGCGTGATTTTCTCAAGGAATATCTCAATGCCGGGGGCCATAAGGTTGACCGATCTGTAGAACGCACGGAGCTATCCTGGGCCGTTGTGGAGGCATTGGCCGGTGTGCCACCAGAGACCAGCGAGCAGATAACCATCGTGCGTCGATGCCTGAGCGATTGGCTGCGATATGTAGGGAAAATCGGAGTCGGCAAATTGATCAGCCCCGAGCTGATTGACCGTATGTGGAGGATGACCGGCAAAGACTTTGCCAAAATGGTCTGGGGCCCCACTGCGTGCAAAGACGATGTGGAAGAGTTTTTACGCCTACATAGCACAGCCCAGCTCAAGGAATTGCAGCAAGAGTTGGGGCTGAAATGGAGCGGCACAAAAGACGAGATGGTGAGCCATTTCGTGGATCACTACCAGAGAAAGCCATGCCCCAAGTCGATCATCCAGGCCAAAGTCATGGATGTTCCCGCCCGGATGTGGTGAAAACCCTCTGGATTACCACACGAAATTGCAGTCATCGTCCAACGGGGGCGGACTGCTTGAGCCGACCGAAGCCCAGATGTTTGCAACGAGGGCCTTTGCGACCGGCAACAGAGACTTCTGAGAAAGATCAGTGACATCCAGCTCTGGGAACATTATGTATTTCCGGTCAAACTGCATGGGCAAACCTCCCCTGAAACGTGTTCGAAAATCCCAAAGCTCTTGTCCATCTACATTGGCGAGAGAAAAATACATCCAAAGCCGCGCCCGATAGTCCAATTGCCTCATTTTCTCCACTGCACTGGCTACCGCCAGAAGGGACTCTGTAAAAAACAAAGGGTGAACTCTCTCAGTGCCATTTCCGTCCGCTTGGAGCAGATTCCCGTGCGACAGTTCGATAATTCCATTTCGGTAAATCTGAACTCGCTCACCTTGCCAATGGCCCCTATCTCCGAGTTGGATCCCATCAACATTAAGGATCCAATTCCCATCGCCTATATGAGGCAAAGTCTTGTAACGGAAAACATCTAGTAATTCTCGGTGCGAAAAAGTGTTGGGGGTGCCAAAAGCATCCTCAGGGACAACATGAATATGTAGAGTAGGATTTCCCCCGACGCCGGGCAGCTCGCTTCCGTCCGTCATGCCAGAGACACGACGATACACAAAGTTCTGAATTGCTTTTGCGGCCATGTCGCTTTCTCTAATGCATTCTCTGAGTTCGAAGGTTCGCATTTGTAGTGTTTGAGTTCCCACCCTCTTTGGGATAGAACATTTCCCATCTGGATATTCAATTCGGTGTGGAGCCTTCACACTTCTGAACACTCGCAAAACCACCGCATCCAGCGAAGTACTTAGTGGAATCCGCTTTATCTTTATCGACAGTGGCGGGTCAATCCTGCGAAGGAGGGCGTTGACCTGCCGTTCGAGATTATCTTCGTCGATTGGAGCGATCCCGGTCAGTTCACCTGCCTTTCCACTTTCAATTTCGCCAATGCCGAAGATGATGTCGCCGCCTTCGGAATTGGCCATTGCAGCGACATCCTTGAGGAGTTCGAAAATCTGTTCTTCTTTTCTAGGCCCTTTATCGAGGGCGTAAAATTCCTTTTTGAAGTCGAGAGTCTGTGACTCGGGCGTACTGTCGTTGACCAATGACTGAAGATCGGCTTCGGTGACTTTGGAAAGGTCGGCGAATTGCATTGTTGTCCTTGTCCGGGTTGGCATGGTTTTGCTATGCATGCGAAAGTTTAGTGGCCTTGACCCAGGCAAGACCATCGGTGATTTTACTACCTGAAATGGTTGGAAGTTGGGATTCTTGAGCAAACTCCGAAAGGTACTTCCTGCCCAATTGATTTTGATACCATACGTTGTGGTCGAGAGAGTTGACACACTTTCTTGCCTGCCGAAAGGGTGATCATGACAGAGAAAAAAGTCATCGATTTGGTTCGTGGAGAGATTCCAGATGTCTCAGCGTGGATCAATCCGGATAAGTCGAAAAGCCTGTCGGAAGCAATCCTCAAAGCTGCAAAACTTGGTTGCAGTTGTGAGTTTGGGGCTCATCGAGATGTGTTGTCTATCACAATGACGCATCCGCAAGTTTCACAATCCTGTCGTTACCAAATCCCACTGAGCCCACAGAACACAGTGCTTTGCGAGACCCCGGGGGATGTTTTGCTTGCCAAGGTGATCGACGGACTAGTCTCTATGATTAAAGGCAAGCTCAATGCTGCCAATTGATTCCACGCGGAATCAACTGCAACTGTCAGCCAATCCGCTGTTGGCCACTCATGCCGTGAAGTCGGTCGATGTGGCCGAGCTGCAGGCCCCCACGATCCACCGGCACCTGCTGCGTGAAACGAAGCGGGACATTCGCGACCTGCGGCGAAAGCAGACCGCCGCCGAGGCCATTGCGGGCCTCGACCACGTTCATGAGATTTATGGATTCACGAAAGGCCAGTTCGGTCTGCTGCAACTGCTCGAAGCGATACTCGAGCGCACCGGCCCGGCCCGCGTCTCACTCTCGACCTGGACAGCAGCCCGCCACGAAATCCAGACGCTCGATCGACACGTCAAAGCCGGTCGACTGCTCTCGATGCGTTGGCTGATCGATTTCTCTTTCGCCCGTCGCGACCCCGAAGCCGCCCACCAAATCCGCCAGACGTTCGGCCTCGATGCCATCCGAGTGGCCCAGAACCACAGCAAGTTTGCTCTCATTGAGGCCGAAGGCTGGGAACTGGTGCTGCGTACCAGCATGAATTTGAACATGAACCCCCGATTAGAGGATTTCACACTTGCGCATGACCCCGCCCTTGCGTCATTCTTGAGGGAAGTATTGAACGATATCTGGACACGGCAAAAAAGGAGTCTTGCCGATGCCAGCGGAAGAGAGCAGCGACAATTCTTCACTCACGAGCTTTGACCATGCCGCCCAGGTGGAGCAAGTGGCCAAGTGGATTCTCACGGGTGCCCGAGATCGCGATGTGCTGGAGGCCATCGAAAAGACATGGCCGCAGGCTGACCCCATGGCCCTGGTGCAAGAGGCCATTGGCGGCTTTGCACTGTCGGCCACACTCTCGCGAGATGCCGTCCGGGGATTCTGTTTTGAGGCAACACGCGACCTCTACCGGCGAATGACCGAAATCGGGGACTTCGCGGGAGCCCTCCGAGCCCTGAAACAGCTTGCGGACTTGGCAGCTTGAGCTTCTTTGCAGGAAAGGATGCCGAGCCGCCAGCACCTGATCCAAAGAACAAGCAAGAGCGGTACGAAGCGAAGAAAGCCCGCGAAGGCCAACGCCAGCGAGAGCAATCGGCCCAGGCTCGCGACATCGCCCCGGACATGCCCGAGGTGGCCGAACCGGCACGCCGGGAGCGGGCCGCCCACGATCTGCAATTCTTCTGCGAAACGTATGGGGCCAAGACGTTTTGCTTGGGCTGGTCTCCCGACCATCGCGAAGTGATCAAGACCATGCAAAGCACCATCACGGATGGAGGCTGCTATTGTCTCGCCATGCCCCGAGGGAGCGGCAAGACCTCACTGGCATTGTGGGTCTGCCTGTGGGCCATCCTCCACGGTTATGAACATTTCTTTGTGTTGATCGGTGCCACCGCAGAGGCCGCCAAAGAAATGCTGGCCGGGATCAAAGACGAGCTGGAAACCAACGAGCTGCTCCTGGCCGATTACCCCGAAACCTGTTACCCGATCGCACGGCTGGAAGGAGTGCCGCAGCGAAGATTGCTGTTCGCCGGAAAGCCCGTGCGGATGCTCTTCACGAAAACCCGGATTGTGCTGCCCAACATCCCCGGAAGCAAAGCCGCAGGGGCCATCATCGGCGTAGCTGGTCTGACGGGCCGCATTCGAGGCCTGCAGCACAGGCTGCCCGATGGAAAGAAAATCCGCCCCGGCTTTGTGTTGCTTGATGATCCGCAGACCGACAAATCGGCTGTGATGCCCGCCCAGAACGACAAGCGGGAACGTCTCATTTCGGGGGCTGTGCTGGGACTCGCAGGCCCCGGCCAGAAAATCTCCGCCGTGATGTGCTGCACGGTGATTGCTCCCAAAGACCTCTCCGACCGCTTCCTTGATCACAAGCTCCACCCGGAGTGGCACGGCAAGCGGTGTGCCATGCTCGCCATGCCCAAGCTGGAGGGGGAGCAGTGGCAGCGGTGGCTGGAATATGCCGATGTGATGGTGCAGAGCCACCATCTGAATGACGGGGGCCAGTTGCGGAATGCGTTCTACGAGAAGCATCGGGCCGAACTGGAAGAAGGTTTCACGGCGGCCTGGGAGGAACGCTTCGAAGAAGATGAAATCAGTGCCATTCAATCGGCGATGCACCTGTTTTTCAAAGACCGCTATGTCTTCTTTGCCGAATACCAGAACGACCCCGCAGCGGCTCAGGAAGATGATGCCGCCCTGTCGGCTCACGCCATCAAAGAGCGGCTGAGTGGATATGCTCGCGGTGTGGTGCCGCCGGAAACTGTCCTGTTGACCATGGGAACCGACGTGCAAGGCGAGCTGCTCTTCTATGTGATCGTGGCCTGGGCCGCCAACTTCTCGGGGGCAGTGATTGACTACGGCTCGTTTCCCGATCAGGAACGGGCCTACTATTCGCTGGCCGATGCCCGCCGGACACTCTCCCGCAAGTTCCGGGGGACTGACCGCCCGGGCCGAATCTATCAAGGTCTGTCGCAGCTCATGAGCGAAAAGTTAGCCAAGGAATGGAAAAAACCCGATGGGGAAACCTTGCGCATTGAGCGGGCTTTTGTTGACATGGGATTTGAGACCGACACCGTGCGGAAGTTCTGCGCGGAGTCGCCCTTCAAATCGCAACTCATGCCAGCCAAAGGAAGCGGAAAACCGCTGCGGTACATCAATGACGTCAGGCATCAACAGGGAAACGGCTGGTGCATTCCACCCGTGGCCAAGGGCCGCAAGGTTCGGGAATGCACCTTCGATTCCAATCTCTGGATCAAGTTCCACCGCGACCGGCTGACCGTCCCTGTGGGGACTCGGGGAGCACTCACACTCTGGACAGCACGCCCTTCCCCGCACCAGATGTTCGGCGACCACATCGACGCCGAAATCAAGACCGGCACATTCACAACCACCACGGGCGAGATTCACGACCGCTTTGACCTGCGGCCTGGACTCAGTGACAACCACTTCGCCGACTGCCTGAAAATGGCGTGCGTGGCGGCTTCGACCACAGGCAAGATCAAACTTTCATTGGCCAGCGAGGAAGCGGCCAGCACCAAGCCCAAGGGCCGCAAGAAGCGGGAACCCAAGGCGTATGAAATGACCTGGTAAAGGAAGACCGATGAAGGCTGACACATCAAAAGATAAAGACAATCAAAAAGGCCGACCCAAGGGAGCGGCCAACGTGACGCAGAAAACCACAACCATGCTCTCCCGATGCCCCAAGTGTGGGAGCACTGAACGGAGTGTGCTGTCGACGACATCGCAGCAGTTTGCCGGGATTGCTCCCGATGGGGAGCCGTACAACTTCATCATTCGTCGCCGGGTGAGGTGCTCAGGGTGCGGCCAGGTGCGAATCGATCGCGAGTTCAGCCAGCGGCGAGCCCCGGAAAAGGAATAAATTTTGAGCGGATAAGCAGGGCCTGTTTATCCGGTCTAGGAATCTCATGAGCTGGCAGCAGAATCGACTGCATGCCCGAACCCACCCCCACATTCGCCGAAGAAATGCTCACGAAGGTTGAAGACCTATTGCGCAAATCGGCTGGCCTGAAAGTGGTGACATGGGACGGGAAAACCATGCAGTACGACGACCTGGTGGCCCAGCGCGAAAAGTGGCGGCGAGAAGTCGCCCAGGAGCAGGGCAAACGGAATCGCGTGCTGGGCGTTGACCTCAGCGGATTCTAATCTTGCCCATCGGTGCCTATCTGCCGCCGTTTGTCCGTCGCGCTGGTCTGGCCTTTGCCAAATCACTCGAAGGGGCGTTCGCGTATGACGCGGTCAAAAACAATGGCCGCCGCCGTCCGGCTGATGGAATCGTCCGCAGTGCCGATGCGGAACTGAACGCCGAAGACCGCCGCCGGTTGCTCTCAGACAGCCGCACGATCGAGCAGAATTTCTCCGTGGTCGGCTGGATGGTGCGCAAGCATCTCGACTACACGACTACCTTCTCATTCGATGCGAAATCAGGGGACGATTACACCGATCAGTGGCTTGAAGACTTTGTCGCTGAGTGGAGCCAGCCCGAGAACTTCGACGCCGCGCACCGCATGGATATGGATGCCTTCCTGCGAGTCGCCGAGGGCCGCCGGTGTATCGATGGCGATTGCGGGCTGCTCAAGCTCGAGAATGGACAGTTGCAGGCCATCGAAGGGGATCGCATCAGGACGCCTTACAACGGGCTTCCCAACGATGTCCCCAAGGATGAAGTCATCCATGGCGTGCATACTGATGTCTACCAGGCAGGCCGGGCTCTGGCTTATGCCGTCTGCCGCCGGGCCAAGACCACCGACTATGGCCAGATTGGCCTCGATTTTCAGTTTGAACGCATGGTGCCCGTGCGGGACATGCTGCTGTATGCCAGCTTCGATCGCTTCGACCAGACACGCGGCATCAGCCCTTTGGCCGCTGGCCTCAATCCCCTGAAAGACCTCTACGAGGGATTTGATTACACCCTGGGCAAGATCAAGCTGGCCCAGCTCTTTGGGCTGGTGCTCTTTCGTGGTGATCCGGACAGCATCACGAAAGATACCTATGATGAAGAGGAAGCCCAGGACTATTCGAAGATCAACCTCAACAGCCAGAGGATTCTTGATCTTGATGTGGGCGACCGGGCCGAGTTTCTCGAAAGCCGCACCCCTGCCGCCGATACGGCGGCCTTCTTCCAGCAGATGCTGGCCTTGACTCTGAAGACTTTCGACATTCCCTACTCGTTTTACAACGAGAGCTTTTCCACGTACTCCGGCAGCCGTCAGGCACTGCTGATGTATGAGCAGTCGGCCCACAACAGCCGGAAGCTCCCCATTCGCACGCGCAACCATCTCCTCAAATGGCGGCTGGCTGTCGCTCTGCTGAACAACCAGATTCCGAGCCGCGTCAAAATCGAGCTGATGCGCTGGAGCTGGATTCATGCGGGCCTGCCGTGGATCGATCCACTCAAAGAAATCACAGCCGATCTGGCGGCTGTTCGCGGGCGGCTGGCCTCCCGCACTCAGATTTGCCGACTTCGCGGGACGGACTTTTACCAGATCGTCGATGAGCTGGCCCGCGAAGAAGACTACATGCGCAAGAAGAGCGTTTCGGTCTCCGAGATCGACGACAAGACGCTCTCCGAACTGGCCCACGCTGCCGAGCCATCACAGCCCCCAAATGGAGAGGGAGAGGACAATGCCTAGTCTCACAAAGCCACTGGCCCAACGCGCCAAGCCGACCGCCAAAGCGATGTGCTTTGCGGCGGCCCTCACGATTGAACCCCGCCAGAAGAAGGGTGCCTTCTCCGACACCTCGACCGACGAAAAGACCAAAGAGGGCTTGTCCGATGACACCGAGGAGCCCGAGAGTGGAGCCAGCAAGGATGGACTCTCCGAGCCCACGAAAGAGGGCATGGGAGACGACGGCAAGCCGCAGGAAGCTGCTGGCTTTGCGGACAGTGTGGCCGTCACGGTCAACGCTCGCACAGGTGGCGTGGCTTCCCACTGGTATTGGGATCGCTGCGTGCATGACTTCGCCGGGATGACTGCCCCGGCCCGCATCACGATCGATTACTGTCACAACCCCAGTGAGGTGCTGGGTTATGCCGATGTCTTCGAGCCTTCAGACGCGATGCTGGTCATTAAGGGGATGTTGACCCCGTTCGGCCAGGATCGAGCTGCCGAAGTGCTGCACAAGTCAGCGCTGGGCGTCCCCTACCAGGCTTCGATCCTCATGAATATGAGGACATACAGCATCGAGGAACTCGGTGCAGGACTGACAGCTCAAGTCAACGGCATAACCGTGGAAGGCCCTGTGGTCATCTTCCGCCAATGGGAACTGCTGGGGCTGGCCATCTGCCCCTATGGAGCAGACACCGGCACTTCGGTGGCACTCGATGCCAACGGAGGAGTCACGGAGGACTCAGCCGGTTTGAGCAATGACGAGCAGGCCACCGAGCCCGCAAAGGATGGTCTTTCCGACGATGAGGAACAGGAGGACGAAGAAAAGCCATCCGGCGAGTTCTACATGCAGACCTTCGGCGAAACGCATGGGGCCAGGTATTTCGCCAAGGGGCTCTCGCTCACTCAGGCCGCCGCCCAGTTCGCTCTCGATGTGGGCGAAGAAAACAAGCAACTGCAGAGCAAGCTCGATGCTTTGCGAGGCCTGGGAGTGGCAGGAGCACAGCCCGTCAGCTTTTCCGCTCCAACAGCCAAAGAGCCTGAGAAAGAAAAACTGGCGGCCAAGGCTGCTGAATTTGCCGATCGACTGCCCCCCGGTCTGTCGCGGTTTGCGGCAGGTTTCCAGATGCCCGGCCAAACGCAGCAGAGTTAGGCCGCACGCTTTCCGCCACCCGTGTTCCGTCAGTCCGTTGTTCACGTTTGATGTTTTGCCAAGTGTCGGCCCATGTGGGCCAGAAAGGATTTCGCCATGCCCACGGGAATGATCACTCTCTTGGATATCGCCAAGAAAAACGGCTCTGACCGCACAGTCGGGCTGATTGAAGAAACCGTTGTTGCCACGCCCGAGCTGCAACTGGGAGCGGCCCGCACCATTAAAGGGATCAGTTACCCCGTGCTGGTGCGAAACTCAGTCCCCAAAGGTGGCTTCCGTTCTGCCAACGAAGGGACGGAACGAGTCAAAAGCGAATACGTCAACAAGACGTTTGAAGCGATGATTTTCAACCCGCAGTGGGCGATGGATAAAGCCGTGGCCATGGCGGATGAAGACGGCCCGGCAGCGGCCATGGCTCGCGAGGCTCAGGGGATCATGTTGGGGTCGATGATCCATCTGGCCATGCAGTTTTACTACGGTGTCAACAATGATGCGAAAGGCTTCCCAGGCCTCGAAGCTCAGTATGACCTCACCGGCATGACGCTGGATGCCGAAGGAGCTGGTGGCCGTTCCGTCTGGGCCGTGAAGTTCGGCCCGCAGCATGTCCAGTGGCTCTGGGCTCAGGATGGTACTGGCCTGGTGGTCACACCGGAACGAGAGCAGACGCTCTACGATGCCAACGGCAAGCCCTACACGGGGATTCTGCAGGAAATCAACACCCGTGTGGGTCTCCAGCTTGGTTCTCGCCACAGTGCGGCCCGGATTGCCAACCTCGATGGAACGACCGGTCACACGCTCAACGATGACCTGATGTTCGATCTGCTGGCCAAGTTCCCCGCCGACGTGCGGCCCGACATGTTCCTGATGAACACCAAGTCGCTGAACGAACTCCGCAAGAGTCGCACAGCAACCAATGCGACCGGCACACCGGCACCGCTCCCCACCGAAGTGGGGAACATTCCCATCATGTTGACCGAGGCACTCAAGGACAACGAGCCAGCGGTGACCTAATCCGCTCGCCGTCTTCTGTCGGTGCTGTGCGTGTGATTGATGCGTCCGTTTTTCTTCTGTGTTTCATCAGTGGGCTGGCCCGTGCAGCCCACTTTTCTGAAAGGCCTCTGCCATGCCTCTGCCCAATCTCAAAGATGCCAGCCTGCAAAAGTCGTTTGCCTTGCCCAACGGTGTGGCCTCGACAGTTTCCGCCGCTATTCAGGTGAATGCCGCGGGCTATGAGTTCACCGCCAACGCTGAGCTGCTGATCGAAGCCCCCGCATTGACCACGGCCCGGCTCCCCGATGGCCAGACCGTCTCCTATGCCCTAGAGCAATCGGTCGACGAAGCCTTCACTTCGCCCGTGCCACTCTATGGCACCCTTTTCACCCAGACGGGAGCAGGTGGAATTGGTGCTCTGGCGGCCTCGGATCGCGTGCGGCTTCCTTCCGATGTGCTGCCCTGGGTGCGACTGAAGGCGACAAAAACCGGGGCGGCCAATGCCTCGGGAGCCAGTGCCACACTCAGCCTGGTGTTCTAACTCGCGTGCGGCTGCCAGCCGCTGTGCAGGACGGGTGGAAGTGCTGGCAGGTTGTGCGGCGACGTATGACCTGCCAGCACTTGTGGGAGGAGTTTTCAATGCTTTCGCGACGTATGGACAACATCAGCACCGTGGCTCATGTCCCCATTCACGACAAGGCCACCAGTGGCCTGCGCACGTTAATCCGGGCCATGCCTGGAAACACGGGCACAGTGAATGTCAGAGATGTGAATGATGCTGATGCCGATGGAATCACGCTGGCGGCTGGGGAGTTTCTCCCCGACCTGAAAACGCAGCCCTCTCAACTGGCCGTGCGGGCCAGTGCTGCCAATCAATCGATCGAGTGGGGAGCCGAATAACATGAAGTTCGGCAATGCACCCGGCGGTGGAGGTAATGGCGGAAGTGCGGGAGTGGTGCTGCAGCGCGTGGTCACCACGCGAACCGATACCGCGACGATCACGTCCACCATGTCCACAACGCCGACGAACACCAGCGGCACGGAAGTCCTCAGTCGCACCATTACTCCGGCCAACGCGGCCAACCTGGTGCGGCTGCAAATCCAGATCAGCGGCAGCAGCAACAATACCGATGACGGGCCGTCGAACAAGTATTTCCTGCTGACTGTGCTCAGGGGAACGACCGTGATTGCTGTCTTTGGTCTGCAGCGACAGGCCTTTTCCACCGAAACCGATGTGTTCCAGTTTACGGACGCACCCAATTCAACCGCACAACAAACCTACTCCGTGAGACTGGCCAGAAATGCCACCAGCTCAGGGAATTTCCTGCTGAATCAACTCTGGAACGCCACCACGCCAACCCCGGCCATGGCCTCCAGTCTCGAAGCGATGGAAATCGCTGGCTGATTCGGCCCATTCACTCAATCCGCTAGGGGAATGATTCGTGAATAACATTGTCCAACTGGCCATCGCCTTGATCGAGAAATCGACTGGCAAAAAAACCTACACCCTTTCGGGGCTGCTGGTCATTCTCGCCGTGTGCGACCTGCTGGGGCTGCTCCCGTCCGAAGGGAGAGAAGCCATCTATGTGGCGGCACTCGCGGGCGTGGCCGCTTCGCTGCGTCATGCCCTGACGACGAACAGCACCATTAACCAACTGGCCCAGGGGCTGGAGGGGCCAAACGAGATTCTAGTTCTCAAATCCCTCGATCCCCCTGAGTCGCCCACAGAGCAGCCACCGTCTGCAGGGCGGCTGTACGCTCTCATTCCCTTTCTGGTGATGAGCTGCTGTCTGGCGGGTTGTCTCCCCGAGTCGCAGGCCCGCACGAACATCGAAAAGCCTGCCGAAACCGCCCAGGTGAAAGCGACTCGCGATGCGGCAGGGAACACGCTCTTCGAGTGGTCAATCCGCTTCGAAGAACTCCGGCCCCAGGTGACACCACAACCAGTGACACCGCAGCCAGTCGGCCCCCAGCCTGCCAAGCCCGATCCTGTGAAGCCTGCAGGCCCACAGCCTCCACCCGTTCCACCAGGCCCCACGCCACCGGAACCGGACAAGCCCTTGCCCCCCGATCGGTTTGCGATCCGTGACAAGCTGGCCGCCGCCGCCCGGCTGGTGAGCCCCCAGGAGCGGGCCACACGCTGCCCCCAACTGGCGACATCGGCAGAAGACGTCGCCGAAAAGATTCGCAAGGGGACACTGACCACCCCTAACGCAGTGCTCCAGATCATGGTGGGCGAGCTGGCCGCACTCCCCGCCGAGTGGCAACCCCTCAAGAGTGCGGCCAAGACGGAGATTCAGCGGGTCTACATGGATGGACTGCTGAAAACGATGACCGATTGGGCCGACTTCTGCGACACCGTGGCCGCCGCTTTCCGGGCCGCCGTCTAAGTCCCGGGGCAGCCCTCATCAAAGGAGTGTGATTCATGCAGTGGAAGTTATGGTTGCGAGTGCTGCTCGCCATTCTCTCGATCTGCGGTGTGCTGTGCGTGGCCGTGGTCGTCATGCCCCCCAATCCCGCAGGCCCAGCCGCCGAGCCAGCCCCCCCTGTGGAGATTCGCCCGGACGCTGGCCCCGATCAGAACTTGGGCCTCCCCGACGACTTCGCGGAGGTCGATGCGGCCACCAATGATGCCCTGTTCCCCATGCCCTTCGCGGCGGAAGGTGACGAAAACCTCGAGCGCCACCAGTCGGCCAATGCCCGGCTCTATCGGGCCGCCGTGAAGGTCTCGACCCCATCGAAGCCTGTGGGCCAGCAGTTTCCGGCGATGTTCCAGGAGACGGGGGACTGTGTGAGCCAGGGCTTCTGCAATGCCTACAAGCTGCGGCTCTCGGTGCAGGTGGCCAGTGGCAGACCCCAACGGGTGATTGATCCGTTTCCGCCCTATACCTATGGAGCCACGCGGGTACTGGTCGATGGGCCGAAACTCCCCTGCCGCAGAGCCGGGGCTTATCCCTCATCCGCCATCAAAGCCTTTCGAGAATTCGGTGTGGTCACAGCGGAAGAAGCGGGGGTGCCTTATTCCGGGCGGCTCGCTGATGACTGGGGCTGCAACGGGCCACCGGCCCGCCTGATTGCCCTGGGCAAACAACGCACCGGCGATGCTTACCCGATCCGCTCTGCCGCCGAGGCCGCCGCCGCTCTCGACAATGGCTACCCGCTCACACTCTCGACCACTTGGCGGCCTGATGCAGGCCGGGAAATCGATGGCCGCATTGTCTGCCGACGTGGCGGGAACTGGGCTCATCAAATGGCTGTGATCGGCTTCGATGGTGCCGTCTCCGACAAGCTCGAGCGCAAGTATTTCCTGATCTGGAACAGCCACGGAGCCCAGGCCCACAAGAAGCCACTCGGCGATGAACCGCAAGGTTCGTTCTGGGTCACATGGCCCGAGTTCGACCGGATTTGTCAATCCTCCACCCTGTACGCGATCAACGACGCCACCGGCTTTCCTGCCGATGACCTCGACTGGTCTTTATTTGACCGACTGAAGGAGTAATCATGTGTGCGTTCAAAGTTCTGGCATTTCTCTGGGCTTTCGGCTTTGGTGTGCTGGCAGGAGTCAGCACCTGCCGCCTGAGTCATTTCGTGCAGGCACTGCCGCTCGCCGCCAGTGCTCCCACCACAGAGAGCCGCCCGGCCCAGGTCTTGAGTCCCGTGGCTGAAGCCCATCTCTCGCTCCTGTCGCTCCTCGATGAGGTGCCGCAGTCTCCACCGGCTCCCACGCCCGTGGCCCCGGCCCCGTTGACGCCCGCTGTCTTGACCCCCGAGGAGTGCGAGGATTGTCTCCAGCAGCTCGAGAGTGCGGCCAATGCTCTCCCGCCGGTCGATCTCACGCCGCTGGAGCTGCTCACGCCCCCGGTACTGGTGACGCCCCTAGTGCCGATCCCTGACCCGATCTCCACCCCCGACGCTCCCCGGCTGAATTGGGAGTTGCCACCCTCACCCGTCAAGGTGCGAATGCCGACACCAGCCGCCATTCCCGCCGTGATGCAGAAGCCGCAGCCCACTCCCGCCGAGGCGCCCAGGCCCCAACAGGAACCACAGCAGAAGCCCCAAGCAGCACTGAGCCCCACGGCTCCCTTGCGGCCCCCGGCTGTGATCTGCGAAGGGGGCCAATGTCGGCCCGTCACTCTGGCCAATGTCCCCCGGGCTGTCGTGACTTACCAGCCCGCACCCAGCAAGCCCCGCAAACGCCTCTTCAGCCGTCTCCACCGCCCGTGAGGCCCGCCATGGATATGTCCGATTCGATCTCTGCCGCTCTCCACACCATGAAGCTGATCAACGGGGCCACGGTCATTTATCGACGCGGCAACCAGTCGGTCGAACTCATGGGAGTGCGAGGCCAGAGCAGGCAGCGGGGCTACAACGCGGACGGGCTGGAGATCACGTGGCAAAGCCATGATTGGACGTTCCACAGCGATGAACTCGAACTGGCCGGCACTGTCATCACGCCGACCCGTGGGGACACCATCGAAGAAACGATTGGCGGCGAACTGCGGGTCTATGCCGTCACGCACTTGAGCCCCGCTCAGCAGCCCTACGAGTGGGAAGATTTTCGAGGCCTCGTCACCCGCATTCACACCGTTTTCCAGAGTGCCACATGACCCGCTATCACGCACTGCTTGAAGAACTGCAATCGGCCCTCGAACTGGAACTGGCTGCCGATCAGCAGCTCGAAATCCGCGTCGGTCATTTTGACCAGGACGAAGCCACCCGGCTGCGTGGCACAAAACTGCTCCTCATTTCGTGCGATTCGGTGCAGACCGTGGCCATGTCTGAGGATCAGCGAGTGGATGAAGGCGTCGTGCAGTTGCAAATTGTGCGGAATGTGAATGGAGCCAACCGCGACTCGCTGACCATTGAAGCCCTCGACCAGTTTGTGGAGTCGCTCAAAGACTCTCTGCCAGGCCGGAAGTTCGATTCGGGCCGTCTGCTGACTCTGCTCCCCTCCCCGCTCGTCTCGCTAGACCTGCTCCGCTCCCCGGGCATTTATCTGGCCACCATTCTGGTGAGCTTCCAGCAGTGCTACACGATCGAGGGCGTGGAGCTGCCCGAGATCACGCTCCCCGATCCCTTGCCAATTGTCTCCCGTGTGCGGCAAGCCGTCTGGGAGGCGATTGACCATTGGGAGTGGCCGGACGGCTTTGAATGGGGCCGCATCTTCGAGACAGATGCCGACGTCGCCGAGCTGGCGTTGCGTGGCGGCCCGGCAGTCGATGAACTCCCTGCCCTGTCGGCCCGCTGGCAGGTCTATCAGGTGCAGGAAACCATGAACCGGCTCGAAGATCTTCCTTTGCGGCTGGTGCTCGAAGCGTGGTTGCCAGTCGGCTGGCAGACATTGGCCGAAGTGCTCGCCGATCAGCTCATGCGGGCCGTGATTTCATCCGCTCCCACCAATGGAGCCATGCCTTTCGTGCGGGCCGTTATCGGACACGTTCCCCGCCCCCTGGGCCCCGTTTCGATCACTGAGAAAGAACTTCCGGGCCCAAGTGGCCGTCTCTGTCTGCAGGTGCAGGTGGTCTTGGGCCTCCTCTCTCGCACTGACCTTTACCATCAAGGAGCTTAGGCCATGCCGCAAGATGTCCAAATTCAAACCGGGTTCGAGTCGTTCATCACCATTGTGGATGAGTCAACATGGGGTGATTATCCCAATTCACCCGTCCTCTGGCATTGCCCCTACGACACGTTTGACGTCAAGCATCAAACCGAAGTCCGCAGCGGCAACCAGTTCACCGGCTTCCGGCAGGAGACCCACAGCCGCTTCGTGCGTGGCATGCCACAGGGGGCTTTGGCGTTGCCACTCTTTGGGTGGCATCCCGTCGCGGGCGAGGAAAGTCTGGCCCAGTACCTCATTGAGTGGGCCTTCGGGAATCCGGAAGCCAAGTTCCGGGCCTCGAAGTCGATCAACTACTATGAGGGGGTCAACTTCGACAACAACCGCTATCAAGGCCTGCGCGTCAATCAGGGGACGCTGGCCGGTCAGGATGGGGGGCCGGTGACGATCAATCTCGATCTGATGGGCCGCGAAACCATCCCCCAGGTGGCCGATGAAGAAGACGGGCCGGAAGTCGGCAATGCTCCCACTGTCCCTTATGACCGCTTCAAGCTGATTGAGTGCGATTTCACCGACGTGACACTCAATCTGGCGGGGGTGAATGGTGTTCCCTTCTCCGGCTTCAATCTGGTGGCCACGCACGGACTGATTCCCGATTATCTCGGGGGAAAACTGCTCCGCACCATGCCATCCGGGCCGACCATTCAGACGCTCACTCTGAACCCGCCCAAGACCTCCAAGGTGTGGGCCGAGACCATCCGCAAAATGGATTTTGAGGAACAGGAAGTCACGGCTTCGCTGGTGCTGAAGATTCCGCACATGGGGACGGGAGCCGTTGACACCAACTTCACGCAGGTGACAGCCACCTTCAACCGGCTCTCACTTCAGAAGGCCGATACCGCCCGCTCGAAGGGAGTGTTGCAGCAGCCCCTGGAATTCAAGGTGCTCAAACCGATGAGCAACAACCCCGCGATTTCCTGGGCTTTTGCGGACGTGGCCTAACGATGGCTGATATTCCGGTGGAGCAGGCCGCCCAGCGGCTGCAGCAGCTCCAGCAGGAGTGGGAACGGGAGTTTCGGCAGTTGCTCCGGGAGGTGGAGCAACTGCTGATTCGTCTCCAGCGGGAAAGGTTTTCCCGCTTATCGCAGGGCCAGACGCATGCCGGGGATCAATGGCCCAGCACAGAGGATTCCCGGCGAGGTGTGCGGCAGACAATCGGGATTCGCTCTCGCAGACTGGCCAACAGTCTCACGACCCGCACCCGGCAGGGCCGCCGCCATTTCGGCCAGGTGCAACTGGTCTATCAAGCCAGTTATGCCGCCGCCTTTGACAAGTTTCGACGTTTACTACCCCAGCGGATTCCCCAGGAGTGGGCCGCCCAGATCAATGGACTGATGGAAGCTCGGCTGGATCGTCTCGAAGAAAAATTGAGACAGGCCGGGCTCATCGATTAAGGACAAAGTATGTTTCAGCTCAAAGAAGTGACACGTTCCGTGGTGCTCGATATCGCCGCCGCCGAAGGAACATTCTGGGTCTCCTTTCGCAAACCGACCTTTGCGGAGGCGATGCAGCACGATGCCTTGTGGGAGTCGCTCCCCCGCGATGAATCGGGCCAGCAGTATGCCCGACTCACTCAGTTGCGGCTGTCGCTGGTGAATGGTTGGGGAAATGTGCGGCAGCCCGATGGCACGATGCAACCCTTCAGCCAGGAGGCCTTGGAAAATGTCGTCTGGCAGTCTCCCACCGCCTTTCAGCAGATCACGAAGAAAGCCATTGAGCTGCTGACAGGGACTCCGCTGGGGGAGTCCGTAAGCGTGCCCGTCTCTGGATCAGAGGCCGGGGACGTTCAGCCAGCCTCGACGTAATGGCCCATCTGCTGCGATCGGCCCCACTGCGCAAGCGGCTGGGGCTGTCGCTGGTGGAGTTCGAGGCACTCCCCGCCGATGTGGCCGAGGAATGGCTGGTCTGTTGGGAGCTGATCCAGGAAGAGGCCGCCCGCAAAGCGAAGCAAAGGAAGTAACCGATGGCCGCAGTCTTTTCGTTTGGCGTGCGTGATGAGGTGGGCCCCGGTCTGGCTGAAATGGGCCAACGGATTGAGCAAGTGGGCCAGACGGCCCATCAGACCACACAGGAGCAGCAGGAGCTGACCCGCAGTGTGGCCCAACTCGCCAAACAAATGGAAGAAGCCGCCCCCCGCCAGAGGAGCTGGGCCGGGGCCATTGCTGACCAGGCCGAAAATCTGGTGCTCTTTCGCTTCGGTGTGAATGGTTCGCGGGAAGCCCTGCAGGCCTACAACAAGATCACCCAGGAGACCAGCGGCCCCGAGCGACTGGCCCGCGTGACTCGCAGTTCGGAGCTGGCCATTCGAGCTGTGGGGAATGCGAGCCAGTCGACCGCTCGTGATCTGGTGCAGATGACCCGCACAGCCGAGCCACTGGCCCGACTGCTGGAAAATGTGGAAGCCCGCCTCGGTCGTACCAGCCAGGCCGCCGGATCATTCCGCAGATGGGCCGCCGGTGAAGGAGCCGAACTGGCCAGTCGACGACTGGCGACACAAGGGGGAGCCACGCTTGCAGGACGTGCCGCCGGTGCGGTCTTCACTGGTGCCCGACTCGCCACCAGCACCTTTGCCGTGGGGGCCGCCGCCAGTGTGCAGGCTCAGAGGGCATTGTTTGCCAATACCGGCATTCAACAGGTGGGGGAAACGCAGGACTTCTCCCGTTCGACGGAGGCCCAGAAAGAGGCCTTCGCCGCTCTGGAACGGCAAGCCAAAAAAACCGGTCAAACCGTGGCCGAGCTGATGCAGGAAGCGGGCCAGACGTGGGATGACTTCGGGGCCCAGACGGTGCCGGTCTTCGAGTCGAATCTTGACCGGATGGAGGCCTCGGTGGCCAAGCTCAAAAGCAGTGTGGGCCGCGATCTGCAGGGGATTGGCACGGCACTGGTGGAAATGGCGGATCGAGCCATCCCCGTGCGATCGGCTTTTGTGGCGATCGGTAAGGAAATCGACGCCTCAGCCACACGCGGGGCCAACAACTGGGTGCAAAACATGGATTTGCTCGACCAGTTGAAGAATCAGATTCTCGAAGTGGCTGCCGACTATGACCAGATTCTAGTGGGCGAAGGCCAGTCGCTGGACAACTACCGGGAACGGGCCAAGCTGCTGAAAGAACAGGAGGAGATGCACGCCCGGCTCGATGTGCAGCGAGAGAAAGAACGCGGCCATTTCGATCGACTCCGGGCCGCCCATGAAGCGGTCGAAATGCAGGTCAAAGCCGCCCAGGAGAGCCGCCGCATTGCCAGCCTGCAAACGGTGGAACAGATCGACGCCGAAATCAGGCGGCAACGCGAGCTGGCAGGCCAGCGGGCCACCGCCCTGCAATTTGATGCCCAGGCCCAGCAGGCCCACACCCAGTTGCTGATGCGACTGGAGCAGCAAAAGGCCGATGCCCAGGCCCGCATCATCGAGCAGCAGCAGGAAGCCCAACGAGTCTATCGGGAGGATCAAGCCCGCTTCGAGCGGGAGCGCGAGGAAGAGTACAACGCCCATCTCCAGCGGGTCGTGGATGCCTCCAAGAAGCGTTACGACGAAGAAATGGCCTATCGTGATCAGGTCTATAACGAAGCTCGCCAGACCGCCGTGGAGCAGCTCGAAAACCAGCAGAATGCCGCCTTGGAAATGATGCGAGCGGAAGGAGCCAGCACGAAGGAGCTGGCCCAGCAACGCATCCGACTGCTGGAAGAGGAACGCGACCGCAATCTCTCTTTTGCCAAGACTCGCGAGGAGCGGCTGAAAGCCGAACATGAGTTTCAGCGAAAGCTCTCCCGCGAAACGACCAGCTATGCCGTTGCGGCCCATCGGGAGGAAGTGGAAGCGGCCAAAGAAGCGGAAGAAAAGAAGCGGCAGGCCATGGAAGAGACCGCCAACCGCCGCCGCCAACTGGCTGGCGAAGGCCTGCAGAAAGCAGGAATTGACGGGCAGCGGCTGCTGCAAAATCAAGACCCCCGAGCTGTGACCAAACAATTGCAGACGAGGGCCGGAGTGCTCGCCGCCCAGAAGTTCGATCGAGCCAACCGAGGGACAATGGCCCACGGAACAGCCCAGGAGAAAGCCCGGCTGAATGCCCGCCGCAAAAAGGTGATTCAGGCCGCCCAGCGCGATGCGTTCCGCCAGGAGCGGATGGGCAAGACTGACCCCCAACAGCGGATTGCGGCCCAGCGTGATCTGGCCAAGTCGCAGATTGATGCAATGAAAGACACCGGCCAACTGGCCAAAGAGCAGATCGAGGTGCTGGAGGAGCAATTGAACGCCGCGGTGCAAACGCAGCAGACGGTCGAAGCTCTCCAACAGCGGCTGGATCAGCTCGCCGAAACCAGCAACCAGTTGAACCGCAACGCCGCCGCCCAAAGGCAGCGGGCCCAACGCGGAAGCATTAAGTAAGGGGAGGCCATGACGGTACACATCGAGATGCAGACCGAGCCCTTTGGCCCCTTCACGGAACTGGACTTGGAACAGTTGGCAATGTCCAACCTGAAGCTGCAGATTGCCTACGAGCATGCGGCCCGACTCAGCTTTTCCGTGGCCGAACCGCAGCACACGCGGCCCATTCCCTATGGGGCTTTTCTGCGCGTGTGGATCGACGGGGAAACCGTGCGGGGGGCGGCTCAATCAGCCACCAATCCACTCTTTGAGGGGTTTGTGGAACCGATTCAACCGGCTGAAGCCAATCGGGTCGATTACGAATGTTTTGACCCCACTTTCCGCTGCAACAAACAGGTCAATCTGTTCAATGCTCCGTGGGAGCCCGGCGACCCGTTCGAACTGCTCTGGCCCCAGCCGACTCTGGGAGCCCTGCCCCGCCTGGTCTACAACTGCAAGAACGAGGCCGATGAAGACTATGCCCATTCCGTGGGAAACGATGGGACTGTGGCCAACATTCTCGCGGGAATTCTGGAGTACAGCTATCACCCGCTGGTGTGGCGAAACGCGGCCCCGGGAGATGGAACGGTCGAAGCCGCCGAGCTTCCCTTTGTGTCGGCTGATCTGGAGCCCTTTGACTTCAAGCCGCAGCAAAAATTGGTGTTTCAATCGGAAGGCATCCGTTCCTGTGTGGAACGAGTCAGGCAGTTTGAACCCCGCATGCGGCTGATCTTCGAGCCCGGGACGCGGCTGTGGCGATTCGTGAAGATCGACAGTTCGAGCGTGATCACCTTGCGGCTGAACGATCCCGAGGTGCCGTTCCCGGTCTTGTCGCTCAACATGAACAGCTCGATCGAGAATTGTCACACGGCCATGCGGGTCTATGGCCCCGAGACCAACACGCTGGAGGAATTCCGCTGGACGAAAGCGACAGAGGCCGACCCCTCACCGGTCAACACGCTCGCACCCCTGGGCGATCCGATCGAGCTCGAGACCTGGGGCGATTCGTCCGGCTTCACGACCGAGCAGACCTGGCAGCGGTGGCAGATTGTCCCGGCCATCAAACGCCGCGGGGCTCAGATGTTGCCCCAGTGGATCACCATTCCCATGAATGCCTACAACTTCATGCCGTGCAGGCGGCCTGTGTTGCAGATTTCCTACGACCGGGGCACCACATGGACAACCGCTGAAAACGTGTGGTTTGATTGGCTCAATGGCATTGCGACCTTTCAGGGAACGGCCCCCTACTATCGCCACCCCACGGCCCGGCCCGGATCGACTCAAAGAACCTACGCCCCCACGGCGGTGCGGCTGATCTGGGCCCCGTATGCGGCCCCGCTGATGGTGCGAGTGCCGGAAGAAGGCTATGAGGGGACGGCTTACACCGTGGCCGGTCTGGAGCAGGAGCTGGAGGAATACAGCGAGTTTCTCGCGACCGGGAAGGAGTGGGGCACACCAGTGACCACGGAGGCCCGCATGGAGCAGTTTAGGAAGTATGCCCGTTCTGTCCTCGATGAGCGGAAGGACATTGTGTGGGGGGGCGGCCTGACTCTCGATGGTCTCGACTTCCAGTGGGCCGGACTCAATCGCCGGGTGTCATTTACCAGCAGTGATGGAGCGGGCGGGACTCTGACCATTGGCTGGGAGGAGATCAAGGCGATTGTGACGGACGTGGAATACGACATCAGCCAGCGGCTGACGACGTTGACCTTTTCCAGTGACTGGCTGGAGCTGCTCAGCATCGACCCTGCCGAGCTGCGGGAGCGGCTGAAGATCAAGGCCTTGGAGCAGGTGACGCAGTACCAGGGGCGAACGCTCTTCTTCGAGGTGTTCAAAACTTACAAGGGCTACAACGTCCGGCAAGTGGTGGGAGTGCGGGACAATTACCGCATTGCGTACATCGACGAGGAAACGGGTCTGGAACAGTAGCAGGAGTGGCCGACATGCCCGCCGACTTTCGATCATTTGAGCAGCGACTGAATGCCCTCGAGCGCAAGGGGAACATTCACGACGTGGACATTGAGCGTTTGTGGAAGCTCCAACGGCCCCAGGGCGAAGGCGTCCCAGTCGGCGGCCCATGGCCCCCGATCGACTTCACCGGCCCTTGGGATGAGGAGCCCCCCTGCACCGATTGCGAAACGGAGTGTTTCCGCATTGAGGCCAGCGGCTTCGCGGGCGACTTGGAGCAATTCAACGGGACGCGATGCTTCACCCGTTCCAGCGATTGCGGATGGGTGACCAGTTCTGCCGATGTTCCATTGTTGCGGTATATGTCCCTGCAGATGAACGAGTCGGCTGAACCTCCTGTCGTGATTTTGAGCCTGCAGGGACAGACCGTCAGCTATCGCACGAACGAAATGGATTGCTCGATCAGTCGCACCCTGACGGCGACTCCGGCACCGGATGAAATGACGCCACTCTGGCCAGCGACATTAGAACTTGTTCCGGTCACATGCGGCGATTGCACGCCGAGCACTGGCACAGGAACGGATACCGGGACAGGCACAGGCACCACGACCAGCACAGGCACAACAGCGACCTGCCCGCCGATGACCTCCACGGCTTGGGAATGGACTGGTGCATTCCCCTGGGTGGTCGGCAGTGGTGGCATGTGTTCCGGTCAAGATGGTTGCGAAGCCTGCCCACCAGATTACCCGGGCGAATATCCCGGTCAGATCGTGGTCACCCCTTGCGGCCCGGCCCCTGCCGATTGTTCGAGCAGCACTGGCACAGCGACCGGAACAGCGACCGGAACCACAACCGGGACAGGCACGACGCCACCCACTGAGGGGACGAATACCGGCGATCCATCCAGCACAGGCACCGGGACAACGCCACCCACAGGTACCGGGACAGGCACAAGCGGCGGCACTGGCACCACGGCACCGACTGGAACAGGGACAACGAGCGGAACCGGGACGGCTGCACCGGGCACCTGCAGTTACACGCTGGCAGCGGCTGCCTGGTGTGTGGTCGGTGGCGTGACTCACAGCCTTTACAACCTGGCGACCTCCTGCAGTGTCTCCGGGGGCGGATCATGCCCCGCCCAGCTTGTTGTTCCGGGGACTGCTCCCACCTTGACCGTGCCTTGTGGAACAACAGCCAGTTACCCATGTGAAGGGGGCGGCACAGAAGCCGGCACTGAAGAAGGCCCACCCGAGGAACCATAACCATGAAACCAATACTCACCATCGGCATTCCCACTTGTGACGATCAGCGGGCTTTGTGGTTTACGCTGATCGATCTCCAACGCACGCGCCGCGACTTGGGCCTGACGGATCAGGTGGAAATTTTGGTCATTTCGCAATCGGCCAAGGAAACCCACATCAAAGCCGAACGGGAACACGTTGCAGAAATCCAGAACGCTCGATATCTACACTTGCCCGAACCTCAGGGAGCAGGCCCGGCCAAGCAAGCGGTCTTCGATCATGCAACCGGAAATGCCGTTTGCTGCATCGATTCCCATGTGATCCTCGATACGGGCGTTCTGGCTCGCCTGGTGGCGTTCGCGGCGACGATTGACGACGGGCTGTATTTTGGCCCGAACTTGCGGCGGCGGTTGATCAACGCCGATGGAAAGCCCGCGATAGTTGGCACGCATTATCTGCCGCGATATGGAGGCAACGGCAACTGGGGAGACTGGGCGACCCATCCATCAGCCGACAACCCGCACGCGGCCCCCTTCGAAATCAATAGCTGCGGCACCGGCTGTTTCGTCGCCAAGCGAGAAACCTTTCTGGGCTTTCATGCGGGAGTTCGCGGGCATGGGGGAATTGAACCTTACATCCCGCAGAAATACCGGCAAGCCGGGCGTTCTGTGAAATGCCTGCCGTGGCTTCGCTGGATTCATCTGTATGGCTATTCGGATGGATCCCCCTACAAAGGGTTTGCCTGGTCAGTGAAAGCCCGGAATGATCTGCTGGGATTCGCCGAACTGGGTTACCCATCGTTTCAAATGATCCAATCCAACTACACAGCCCCTGGGCGGCTCTCGCTGGATCGATTCACCGAGATTGCCCGCGAAGTGGGAGCACTCGACCGGCTGCAGCAGATGCCAGCCCCGGCGGCTTTACAAGCCGCGCCAGCAGCAATTCCAGACAGTGACCATCGACGGCTGATCATTGGCGTACTGTCTGCCGACAACGAGCAAGCCCGCTATCGCGACAAGCGGGAAGCGATCCGGCAGACTTGGGGAAAAGATCTGCCTGAGGACGTGGAACTGGTGTTTCTCGTTGGCCGTCCTGATCTGGTCGCACTGCCGGACAAAAGGGGAGATATGCTTTTGCTCCCCTGCCCGGATGATTACCAGCATCTCACCGAAAAAACGATCTGGTTTTGCCGGTGGCTGGTGGCGAATCGCAAGTTCTCGCGCGTCCTGAAATGCGACGATGACACTTACGTTCACGTCCAGAGGATCCTTGGCCGCGACCGGATGACCGCCGATTACGTCGGGACTCCCACCCCGCAGCGAGTGGCAGCGGGCCGACCGTTCGAAACAGCCAGCGGCGGGGCTGGTTACTTACTCAGCCCGAGGGCCGTTTCGATTGTGGCAGCCAGCGAGCCCACAAAAGAATGGCAGGAAGATGTGCATGTCGCCCAGGTGCTGCACGCTGCAGGGATCAACCTGACAAAAAGCAGGCAGTTTCACGCTGGGAAACAGACCATTCCCGGGCCGGACAACCAGCAGGTGACCGCCCACTATGTCACTCCCGAGCGAATGCGGGAAATTTACTTGCAGTTAGGATGCTTAAACATCAATCGTGACAAACACATAGTCATCTCATGA